TCAAGCTCCCATGAACAGGCCCAACCCGGGCGAGGCCGCAAGCGGCAGCCCGTAGCCGATCAGGCAGCACTGGTCCAGCGCAAACAGCACCACGGACCCCAATTTCATCCCCTCGGCCATCCGGGCTTCCTTCGGCCATGGTGACATGTAGTTTCCGATGCCCACGAGGTGTGCGCTGTTTGCCGGCGCAAAGCCAAGCTGCATCGGCAGATCGATTGAAGTAACCACCGCGTTCATGTCGAAGTCGCCGGTGTAAGTGAAGTTCTCGGTCTTGAAACAGTCGAGGTTCGCGGGCGACCACTGCGCCGGCAGGTTGATCACACTAGTTAGTGGAGCGTCGTTTGTATCCGGTGGATACAGCACTTCGAACTGTGCGCTCGGGTAAGTCTGCTGCACCAAGGCCATGATCGCGGCGGTGAACTGACCGATCAGTCCCGGCAGAAAAGCGGATTCGTCCGGGTATGGCGTGGGGTCGTTGTTGGGATCCGTAAACACGTGCATGGGCCGCCCGTACTGAGATTGAAACGTGGCCGTGGTATAGGCGTCATAGAAGGGCATGCCGCCGTTGGGGATGGGCGTCCAGTCGCCCTCCGCCGGATCCGTTGGCGGGCAGAAGTACCACCACTGCACTTCGCCGAATTGCAGATACGGTAGCACGCCGGCCGCCGTCATTACGTTGGCCATGTCCAGATAAACCTGTTGCCAGTAAGCCAGGCTCGTGGGGGAGAAATTCGTCTGCAAAGCCGGCGTGTTCACGAAAGTGGGGCTGCCGTCCGGATAACACTGGGCGATCCCCGCGGCCGGCGATGAATCGCCATTTCCCAGTTCCGTGCTGAACGACACCGTCGGCTCGATGCCGTAGCCATTGAGTGCCGTATAGAAACTCTGGCTCCAATCGCGTGCCGCGCGGTTGATGCGCGGCATTGCGGTCAGATCCGTAAGCCAGGTGCCGTCCACCCCACCCGCCAGCGCGCCTGTGGTTTCGGCCGTCAGCGTAGTGCTGCCGCCCACATCGGCGGAGAGCGTGAGTCCATTCCCCGCGGTGCCCATGACGCGCGCCGTGATAGTGAGCACTCCACTTTCGGCCTGCGCCCACACGCCCGTGGCCCCTTCGTTGACCAGTAGCGCGAAAGCCTGCGCCAGGCTTGCTGGAGTGTCGCCGATCAGATTGAGATGCGTGAAGACGGTGGGCCCCAAGGATATCTGGGTGGTCGCTCCAAATTCCGACGCGCCGGAGAACGCGATCGTGCCGGTGGCGTACTGTTGGCCCGCGCAGGCCAACTCGTAGAACCATAGCGCACCCGCATAGTGATTGGCCCTGCCAGTGAATCCCAGAGACTGGATCTGCCACGCGGTCCGCTCTGGCCCCAGAGCCTGCGAGTTTAGCGTGTCCCAGTCGGTAGCCAGTGTCGTTTGTGGGTCCGGCGAAAAAACGGGAAGAACTTCCGTTGGAATCGCGACTTCCAGAAAATCGAAATAGAAGAATTCGCCCGCGGTCCCCGTATGTGTGATCGTAACCACGTGAGTTCCCGCGGTCAGTGTTCCCAGATCCCAGCGCACCAGGACGTCTTCACCCGCCAGCGCTACGTCCAAGACTTGTGCGGGATTCTGGTCCACAACCACCGTCAACTGCGCGGCGGTGGGGGTTCTTTGCGTCCCCAGGTTCAACATATGGCCTTGCGGCGCCTGATAGGAATAGCTTACGCTCGCGCCTGGCTCGGTGGCGTAGCTGATCGATCCGCCCGAATAGTTGCCGATCTCCGACGTCCACTGACCCGTATAGCCGATGGAAACGTCGTCGTCTTCCACCCGCCAACTTCCCACCCCGGCCACCTGATAATTGCGGTTCGAGCCACTGACGGTCCAGTTCGACACTACGACCGCAAACTCGCTGCGCACGAAATCGCCGGCCTGCAAGTCGGCGGCAAACGTCCAGCGCATTTTGCGCACCGCATTCATCGGCACGGGAACCGTAGCACCGGTTTGATCCAGTCCGCTGATCGACCCAAAGTCCAAGTTGACCTGCCACTGGCTCGGCGACACGCCGCCGCTGAGAAGTTGCGAGACCGGCTGCCAGACCTCCGTGGCCGTTCCGGGCGGTGCGCTATAAGCGTTCCCATAGACACCGACCCGGTTGCCGTTCTCTCCCGTGCTACTGTCGGCCAGCGTCAGCGTGATGGCGGCCCCGTTCGCCAGCGCCGTCATGGTTTGGGAAAATGTGTTGACGCTATTGGCCAGAGCTGCCGCGGCTGACTCCAGCGTGTCGGAGCCATAGAGTTGGTAGGTGTAGTGCTCTTCATCCCACGCCAGCTCCACATAGTCGCCGCCGGTTGCCGTGCCTTGCAGCTCGAAAGTCGCGGACGCCGCTGTATAGCTTCCAGCCACCGGTGTCGCGGCTCCGAACAAGGGAATTCTGTATATCTGCTCGCCGGTTCCCGGATCGGCCCACACGCGAAGCCACGGCCATTCCACGGTTGGGTACAGCGCCGAATCCATCGCGATGCAGTTAGTCCGCGTCTCCTGGTAAGAAAGCTGCAGCCCGCTCAAGTCGCTGACCGGCAGGTAGCGAAATGCCGGATGTTCGAACACGTTGTCGCGGTTCCACTCGGTGACTACCCAGTCGGACTGCGTTCGCCAGGAACCCGACACGGTGAAACCAGTCGGGCTGGTGGCGCTGAGGGCTGCCACTGCCGAGGGTTCATAGAAGTAGCATTGCAAGTCCTGGTTGGGAGTGAGTATCTGAAGCGTGGCCATGCGCTTGTCCGTCCGATCACAACCGCAGGATCACCGTCAGGTCCGAGCCGGGCGTGGTCTCCCCCACCGCGGTAATCGCGATGCTGAGCTGCGCCTGCGCGAGCAAGGGCATACCGAAACCATCCACACTGGGAGAGACTGTGGCGCCATCGGGAATTGTAAGAGTGCAGTATGGCGACCCATTCTGGCTCAGGGTAATTGTAATCGGGCTTCCGGTGGGCGCCTGTTTCACGATGGCATAGACGTCTTGCACGGCATGCGCCGCTTCTACGATCACGTTCGGCGCAGGGTCACTGTCCACCGCCAGGAATCCTTGCACCTGGAACGAGTACTGACCGCCGGAAAGGGTTCGCAATCCGTAATCGGTCGACTGTGTCAGGTTAATCGCGAAGGTGGGGCTGTTGCCTCTCGAATTGGTGACGAATAATACTGCGCTGGCAACCTTCGTATTCGGCAGTGGTATCGGATAACTCCAATTGCCACTGAGGGGGCTGCCGAAGAACTCCAGGGGGAAGGGAACTACCGTGATATTGCTCGCCAACTGGTACACCGGGGTTTGTGAGGCATACGCCGCCGGGGTTGTGCCATGCATCCCGCGTGTCACTTGATATTGCAGCCCGCCGCCGGAGACCGCCGTCACTTGCATCACTTCTTCTTCGACCTGCACGAACGAGTTTGGCTCCGCGGTGCCGGCGGGCGTCAAGTTCAGCACTGTGCCGGTCGCAGCCATCGCCGCCGAAAGCGCGTATGGAGTACTCCCTGTCAGCTCGTCCCAGTAATAAACAGTGAGGGTGCCCGCCGTGACGCTGGTAGTGTCGATGAGCGTCGGGAAGGAGACCCCACTAAATTGCAAAGTGCCGGCTGCGAGTGATGATGTGCCCAGCCCAAAGACCGGCTGCGGCGGCGCTGCCAGATCCCCGATCCCTCCGCCCCCGATCTGCCACCGGGTCAGTGTCGATAGCAAGGGCGGCCCTTCCAGGTTGTTCACGTTAGCTCCTCGGCCCTGGATGTGCAGGGTGACGCCTGTCTCGTTTGGAATTTCGAATTCCAGCGGACTGGTCTTGCTGCTGGCAGCGAAGTGCCACGCCGCCTCCGCCACCACGAAGAGGCTGGTGGCATCCGGTTGCACCGCCCACGCTTGCGTTAGCGTCAGGGTTGTCGCGGTGTTCGACAGAATCGCGTATTCCTGGTCCGCGCCAGTCCCACTCAGAATCCGGACGATCATGCCTGGATAATTGGCGCCGGACATTTCACAGGTAGTGTTGCCCACCGTATTGGCGGTGGCAATGGTCGCGGCGTACGGAGGCTGCAGCTCCGTCCGCCAGTAGAAGTTCGCATGATCGAAATTCGGGTCTGGAGGCACCCACACCTGGGCCGGTAGTCCCGTATCGGTAAAGCTGGCGCTCAGCGCCTGGCCGGTGGCGATCCGCCCCAACTGTTGGGGGCTGGGCCCCCTGTAGGCGTTGAAACTCACCGTGTTACTGTCAAAGCTGAGCCCCGTCAGTGTCACGCTGTTCGTATTAGACCCAGGCGGGATGCTGGCCAGCACCGTGAACGAAAGCGCGCTCTCGTTTCCCGCCGAATCGAGCGCGCTCACCGCGTAGTATAGAGTCTGGTCGCCCGCCAGCGTGCCGCTTGCGCCGATCGTGGCCGCCAGACTCACTTGCGGTATAGCCGGCCCGCCGGTAGCGATGGTGGACGGCACTTCAAAGCCCACGGTCAGTTCTTCGCTGACGCCGCCGTCGCTGGTATTGTCGGAACTTTCTGTAATCTGGTATTCGGGATTGCCGCTCGAATCGACTATGTTGCCCAGCAGCGGGCGCGGCACGCCCACGCCGCCATTGGGCTGCATAGTTGCGCCGGTGTCTCCGGGTATCTGGCCGTTGGTGTCCAGGTACCATTCGTCCTGTTCGAGCTGCGCCGTAATAGTGGTGATTCTGTAATTCGCGCCGGGTGCGATTTTAGTTATGCGGAAAGGTTGCCGCTCGAAACCTTCCTTCAAGTAGGTGAACGTGATAATGTCGCCCGGCCGCAAGCCCAAGGCCTGGATGCTGGTCGCAAAGGTAATATAAGTGTTCCCGCTGATGGCTTTATCCAATGTGAACTGAGAGATGCGGGCGGCCTGGTCGTAATTCGGAATACCTAGCGCCATCAGCGTGGTAGTGATTACCTGGCCGGTAAGCGCGGTATCGGCTACATCGACTGTCAGCAGGCTATCCTGCTGGTATTGGTTGAAAGCGTCCTGGAACTCAATGGTCACCTGGTTCGGCGTGTCCGCGATGCTCCGGGAGAATACCTGGACGGTCGGTTCTCCGTTGGCCTTGCGCAAAATATTCGCGGCGCCCGTGGATCCGTCGTTGAACTCATACGCCGGCCAGCCGCCATTTAGTTGTTCCGTGCTATTGCTCCACGGCGACAGCGTCGGTTGTTGCAGCGCGATGGAATTCTCCACCGCTAACTGCAGCAATCCGCCCACGCTATAGGTGAACAGCAACCGGGCGGTGTTCCGGATTCCACGAATGGTGTCGGCCGCGTTGCGCCGGTATTGCAGGCAAAGATTGCACTGAAACCGCGAGATCATGATACTGTTCCCGCTTAGATCCTGCGTCTGGATCTCTTGGTCGCAATAGGCCGCCGTGGCCGCGAATGTCGTGAGATCCATATTCTCCGTGCCCCACCCGCTGCGTTGCAGGATGTCCAGCAGGATCCAGGCGGGATTAGCGGTGAACTCAGTCGTTAAGTAAGTGCCGTCCGATGCATAAGTCGGCAGTTGCAATCCCTCCGCCAGCACTTGCACCGTGGGGAGCGACAGGCCGTTGCTGATCTGATTCGGCACGGCGATGGAGAGATAGGCCATGCTGCCGTAAGGGTCGCCGGACGGATTCCCCGCTGCGTCTGAAAAATTGGGATCGAACGCTCCGTTCCGGCTGCCCAGGCTGATCACGTTGTACCAGCCCGTCGATGTCATGTTCTGGCCGGATTGCCCGATGGGAATCTGGATCTGGTTCACCAGCACCACTTGCACGTCCTGGATCGGGCCCATCCCGAGCAGAACTTCCATGTAAGTCAGGTTACCGTCGTTACGGGTAAAGACAATCGGAGGATAGTACCAGGCGGTGCCATACAGCAGCGGGACGAAATCGTTGTAGATGGCGGTATTATCGTTCACCGCCGCGTACTGCCACCCGCTGCCGTAACTCCGTACCTGAATCGAGGAGGGCACAAATTCAAGCCCGCCGAATCGCATCGGTCCGGAGAACATCCCCCGGGCCTCGCAATCGAGGCGCGTATACGCGCAGGAAGTATAGGGCACGCCGCCAATCATGGCGCCGACGCCGCCCGTCTGGTCCGGCGAATACCCGCAAGGGTAGAACAATGAGTACTGCCCGCTGCTTCCGCCGCTCACCGCCTCCTGCCTCTGCGCGGGCGTAGACGGAAATAGCCAGGGACAACGCCGTTGGATCCGGACGGGCGGCAGCAGTACGCTCTGCATATTCATCCAGTTCACGGCCGAGAGTTGAAACAGCGACTGGGTACTCTGGTCGGGCGGGTTGACGATACCTTGAAATAGTACGGCTGCATCCGAAGCGGCCGCGCCTTCGAGCAGGTTGTAGAACAGGAACGTCACCGTCAGCGTAGCGCCCTTCCAACCTACCGATCGTTCCAGTTCCGAAAAATAAGAATCGGCGTTGGCCATCGACAGCGACACGCGCGGAATGGCGTCCACGCCCTGGTCCGAGGCTGTCTGCACCGAAAACACGTTGTGCTTGATCACCAGCGGCGCGTAGCTGTTGCCGCCATAAGTCACCTGGTGGGTGCTCCAGTATTCCACCTGTCCGTTTGACAGTATGCATTGAAACAGCAGCAGCGGCGTGTCCGTCACTGCCATCTCTTTCAAATCATAGATACTCAACATTGACGATATCCAACTCGCAGGAATAGCGGCCCGGACCTTCCGTGGTAATCGTGAGCGTGTCGTCCCGGAACCGCGCGTTTGGGTATACGCCGCCCGTTTCGGTTGTTTGTTTGTAAAGCGAAGCCGTGGTTTGCGCTTCCACCTGAAACGCGAACACGTTCACCGAGGCGCCCGGGTCGAGCGCAATGCCGAAGCTGATGGAGTCGGCTGTGTCTTGCAATACCCCGGCTGACGTGAAGCGCGCCCACTGCGGGCCGATCGCCTGCGCCTCCGTCCCCGATCCGCGCACCAGCCAAACCTGCGGGCTCTGTTCGCTTGATGCGTAGAGGCTGAGACAGTAATCGAGCGATGCGGGCGCGTTGATCGATTGTTGCAGCATCAGCGTGGCGGCGGTCGGGTTACTCACCTGGTAAGCATTCGTGCCGCCCAGCGGGTCGGCCACGCCGGCAGTCAGGATCAGGAGCGGGTCCGCCTGCCAGACGGGCTGATTCTGCTGCTCGCTCCACGCCAGCAAGTTATCCACGGGATCCAGGAACGTAAATGGAGTCAGTCGCCCCTCCACGGCCTGAAAGAGCGCCTCCAGCGCGGCCAGTTCCTGATCGCTCAGGTTGACGAAGGACATATGCCAGGCCGTGATGGCCGCGCCGGTATCGGCCAGCTTCACCTGGTAGCCTTGCCAGCTCTGATTGACCACGGTCCGGGCGGTGCGTTGCCGCGTGATTGGAAACTGGCCGGTTGCGCCGGATGAAAGCTGGGGAAAGTATAACATCTTAGGTCGGGTTTTCGCAGACGGTGAGCGTGGTCTTGCCCCGCATCTCGCCTCTCAGTTGAAATGCGAATGTGTCAGCGGCCAGGCTGCAGTTGGGATAGACTGTTCCGTCCCATGGATCGGTGAACGAAAAACTGCCGAACCTGCCTTGGCTCGATAAGAAGAATGCATCGAAAGCGGCAAGCTCGGCTTCGTCCAGCAGGTCGAGCGGAATCGTCCACTGATGCAGCACCGCGGCGTCGTCTCGAAACCGCTGTTCGGTGCCATCCAGATAACGGATGGCGTCCGTGTTGAATTGCAGTGTCCTGCTCGCCGGATACTGCATCATTGCGCCGGTCTTTAGCGTCGGAAACATGGCTCAGAGGCTCGTTATGACGTCATTGATCGAATTCATGTTCAGCATCGCCTGGCGCACCGCTTGGGCGATATCGTCGCTGTGGTCGAGAAACGACTGGCTGTCCATGGCTTGCACCTGCACGGTGATCTGCTGCCCCTGATTCGTCCCGCTACCTCCCGCGGAACGCGGCAGGCCGTTCTCACCCCAGTCGACGCTTTGGCCGCTCGTGGTGGACTCCAGGTTCAGCGCGGGGGGCAGCGAAAAAGGCACCAGGGGCGCGGGTTGAGACTGTCCCCCGCCAAACAGGCTCGAGAACAGCGATATCAGCGGACTGAGGCTGAGCCCACCTCCCAGAAAGCTGCTCGCCGCGCCCAGCGCATCAGACACGTCCTTGCCGGCGCTCGAGCCCTGCCCTTGGCTGCCCTGCGCCAGGGCGTCCGTGTTTGCGGCGGTAGCCTGCGTCTGGGCGTCGATGACCTGCGTGGTTTGCCCCAAAGCATCGATCAGGTCCTGTTGGCTGGTTGCTCCTTGGCCGCCCGCCGGACTGCCCGACGCCTGGTTAAACGCGGTAAGCAGTGTCTGCTGTGAAGTGCTAGCCATTTCTCACCCGTGCCGTGAAGCCGCTGTTCGGGCGTCCCGCGCCGGCGCCGGCGTTTAGTTCGTTTAGTTCGTGCTCCAAAATCAAGAAAGCTTCCACTTCGCGCGCCTCCAGGCCTTCGATTCCTCTGTGCCCTAACTTACGCCGCACTAAGTAAGTTTCGAGCCAAGCCATACTCTGTGCCGTGATAAACGATTTTGGACAGATCGTGGTCGCCGCGCCGTTCCTCGCCCACACCACCCGCTCCGGTGTCTCGAGCGCTCGCGGTATCCATCCGCACCTGCGCTTGGTCTCCAGGCCGGCTTTACGGCAAGGCGCGCACTCCCAGCCGGCTTGGTTGGAGAATTGAAAATGGAGTGCGGCGATCAGTTTTTTCTTTCGGCTTCCGCCAGACCGCACTGTTGCTTCACGGCGGCCAAAGCTTCCCGGAACAGGCCTTCCGGCCCGCTCGCCGCCAGTGACTCCGGAGTAGCCGGCTGTCCGTCTAATTCCAGGCCCGTTACTTCCTGCAAGCCCCAAAGCAGATAGATACGATCGATTTCCGAAGCCAGCAGCGCGGCCTCCATCTTTTCGTCGGGAGTGTCGCCCGCCTCCACGAACTCTTTCCGCGCCGCCAACTCGCGAATGCGGCGCGTCAGTTCCACACGGCGCCCGAATGACATCTTGACAACCGTATAAGTGACCCCGGGCGACACGCTGGAGTCAACGGTTTCAGTACTCGTATATTCCATCTAGCCCCCAACCAACCACTATCCAAACGCCACCACAATCTCGTTGTCCGCCGTCCCCTGCGCCTTCGATCCCTGGAATTTCCATTGCAGCCTGTTATCGCTGTCGTCGAACTCGGGCACTACCGGCACTACGCTCATCATGTAAACGCCCACCAATTGGCCGGCTTGCTGCCCCAGTTGAAACATCACACTGATCGGCGACTGTTGGCGCGCCGCCTGGTAAAGGCCGGGCGTCGCCGTATCGTTCAATTCATACAGGCTGAAGGCCGCCGTCACCGAGCGCGGCCCGGGCGCAATGGCTTGCGGCAGGTTCGTCCCGAACTCATTCGATCGCATATCCAGGCCATTGTCCAACTGGAATGTCCCGCTCGTGATGGTGTAGAATTGGTCGGGAGTGCTGCCCAGCCAGGCCTCACCCATATTCCCGGGCACGATCGAGTAGTCGAAGTCGCCCAGCGCCGGCTCTACGGGGAAACTGCTCAGTCGTCCACTCCCCGCCGTGAAACTAGAGCTATCGAGAAGGTCTTGCGCCATTCCCTCGAACTCAAACTGGTGAAAATCGCCGTTCGCCTTTATGGTCATCCGGTTTACCGCCACGCCGCAAAGGAGCCGCTGCAGCGCCGTGCTGGGGTCCCAATAATCGAAGAGGCTGACGCTGGGTAACTCAGTGGCCGGAAAGTAAGAAATGCATGGCGCAATTTCCGTCCCCGCCGCCGGAGTGGTGGAGAATGGAGCGTTCACTTGAACCGCCGTTGCGCTTACTATCGCTGTGGCGAACCGGATTTCGCCGTTGCAGGATACGCCTTGGCCCGCCACCAGCCCGTGCGGCGCCGCGAAAACCAGCGACGTGCCGCCTGAACCCGCCGCACTGGCCCCCCCGGCGTAAGTCGCCGGCGCGGCGCCCATGCTGGCCTGAAAGAGCGGTCCATAGGACGGACCCGCACTCTGGCCGCCCCAGCTTGTCATGTAAGTAGTTACGCTGAAGGTGGTCGTGCGCCGCAATCCCACGGGTATTCCGACGAATGTCCGGCAGCCCGTCTTGTCCCGCCGGTCAGTCGTCTCCAACTGGTTCTTGGCCGTCAGCTTCACGGCCGGGAAGCGGTTTTGCGCGGTGATCGACGGCGCCTGTCCGTAGCTGCTTTCCAACCCCGCATAAAAGCGGTTGGCATTGGATGATATATACGAAGACATAGCCTTAGTCGCTCACTCCTACTTCGAAACTGACCTTGCCCACCTGGATAAAATTCTGCCCGCCATGCTTCACCGGACCTAAGGCCGCTTCATAGGCCCCGGCGAAGAACATGCCTTCGCCCCAGTCGCCCCGGTTTTGATCCAGCACCTGCGTCGCCGCATCGACATACATTTGGAGTTGTTCCTCGATCCCGTTGAGCCTGTCTTGTGAAACGCGCACTTCAATCGCCATGATGGCCTTACCGGAAAAGTTCCGGAACTTCTCCTTGAGCTGGTTGACGATCTTTTCGCAGTACACGCTCACCGAAGGATACTGCACGTCGGTGGCGCGTTCCGCCAGTTCAACCGATACGTTTTGCGCCAGAATCCGACTCTGTCCGACCGGCTGCGGAGTTACGCTCTCGGCTTGGCTGAGCGTGGTTACGCAGGCGTTCAGCCCCTGCGGTGCGCTAAGCAAAGTGACTACCTGCGCCGTGACCGTACTGCCTACCCATGCCATGCGCTACCCCCTTTGAATAAGTCGCGGCAAGGCTCGAAAGTAGTCTGGCGCTTGTCCGCTTCCCTGCGCTTGTCCCGAGGTTGATACCGGCGATGGCTGCACCCAGACTTGGTCCAATGGCAGCGGTGACGTATTCTGCAGCGTCATCGTCGTCGGCGACAGTCCTACGTATGCGTTCCAGCCCGTAGCGTTGGCGGGTTGAGTCACCGGCTGGACCGCCAGCGCATACCCGGCCTCCACGCTAAGAGTGCTTGGATTGCTGGGTTGGCCCTCCTGGCTCTCCGCGTTGAGCCACGACACGCTGGCACAGTACGTCGCTGCTGGGCCGCCGCCTGGTACGGACGTCAGTTGCGGCGGCGCCGCCTGCGGGATCGGGTCGGTCGCGATGCCAATCCCGGTTTGGATTAGTTTGTCCATGGCCCACTTCGCCAATTGCTGAAACTGAACCCTCTTACCGCCATAGCGGTCGTTCAGTTGATTGAAGTAGGCGTCCTGGTACACCAGCGTCAGGGTCTGGAACACGTGCCACAGTTGCAGCGGCGGAGTGACCACGATGTTGTTCAATTGCGGGCACGGCGGCAGCCAAAACTGCCAATCGCAAGTGCTGCTGCGCTGCAGGAGGGTCGTGATTTCGATCCCCAGCCCTTGTTGCGCCAGCGTCAGTTTCAGGCTAAGGTCGATGTTCTCCGTCTGTGCGGTCGCCAGCACGGAGGAGTCCTGGCCCATGAGATCCTGAATCGTCGATATTCCGTCCGTGAATAGCGCCATCGTCCCCCGCCTAATCTTTGGCGGTCTGTGCTCCGCCCTTCAGTTTGCGTAGCTCAGTGGGCGAAATGACCGTGAATTGCATCCGCGACGCGGCCGCGAGTTGATCCGCTTGCCGCTTCGCGTCGGCCTTCTGCTCCTGGAAGTCGCGCGCCTCCTCCGCCGTCGCCAGCCGCGCGCTGCCCTCCACGATCATCCGCGCTGCGATTCGCCGGGGGACCTCGGTGCGAACTCCCTCCCGTCCGCCATCCGGAGTCTCCAGGCTCACCAACACGACCGAAGGATCTCTTAGGCTTTCCTCCATCGCCCGAATCTTCTTGTAATAAACTTGTAAGTCCATAGTCGTCTCTTGTGGGGCCGGTCCGTTCCCGGCCCCTTCTATTGGCTCTAGGCATTAACCTGGACGCCGAAGTTGTTGCGGATCACCGCGCAACCGTACAGCACGTCCACCGTGAACTGCTGCGCCAATGTATTCGGCTGGTAGCTCATCACCACGCGCATTCCGAAGTTCCCCATCTCCGCGTAATGCGCGACCGCGCCGGTGCCGTATAGCGGCTGCGGCAGTCGCCGGATCACCAGGCCAATTGCCGGCTTGGTGAAAGCGATGTTGTGAGTCGTAATGGGCGAACTCCCGGTGTACGCGATGTATTGCGACCGCATCACGAAAAAGTCCTTGATCTTGCCCACGGCGCCGTCGATCAAAGCCCGCAGCCCCGCCTCGCCAGCGGTCTGGAATTCGCTGAAGCGTTCGATCTGCCGCAACGCGGAGTATGTCGCGGCGTCCACTACCAGGAACTTCGGTTCCGATGGCGGGACCTTAGCCGTGAAAAGAGCGCTCTCCGCCTGGTCGATCACCGCTTCCACCAGCGGCGTCCCCGGCGTGCCCACCGGTGCGTTCGCCGTGAACCCGGCAAACAGGTTCAGCAGGCTTGTCTCAATACTCTCGGCGATCGCCACCACTGCCGGTTGCATATAGACCTGGAGTAAGTCCGGAACCGCCAGTATCTTGGTCACGTCCGGAATCTGGAAGGTGGCCTCTGCATGTGTGTTCAGCACGATCTGCGCATTCCCCAGATTTGGGTTCTGCGGCTGAACTTGACCGCCCTCGGCAATGTTGTTGGCTACCAGCACAGGCGGAATCGGGATGTTCACCGTGTCCCCGGCCTGCGCCAAAACAGGTTCGTAGTCGCGGTTGACCAGGTTGCCCATCACGAGGTTCCCGACCAAGGCGGGCAGAGCGTCCGCCGCCACCAGCTTCACAATCGCACTGGCCACATTAGCTGAAGTAATTATCGCCATTCATTCTCCTAGTAAGCAGGCTCGTATGCCTGTCGTTTTGAATTTCAGGCATTCCTGCCTGTCGTGCCTATAAGCCGCGCAGGTTCTGCGAAGCGACGCGCAGAATCTCTTTCCGCACCTTCTCCATATGTTCGGAACTCATTCCCGGCCGGATGCCGTCGATGTCCACGCTTTCGGTACTTTCCCGCGGCGCCTTGTGCGCGCCGGTGATCCCCGATCCGCCGGGTATCCTGGCCGGCAGAAACTCCGGGTTCTCGCTCACGAAGTTGCTCAGATATTCCTTGAGCGGAACCTCGCCTTCGTCGCTGTGAGCTAATAGCCGGCCGTCGTCCGTGCGGAACACGCCGTCGTGTACCGCCCGGTACGCCAGGTCTACCTTCGCCACCCCCAGCCGTTGTAGCTCCGCCCGTATGGCCGAGCCTCTCTCCGCCTGCTCCGCCGCCTGCCGGCTGCGCTTGCTCTCTTCTTCTACTTCATTCAGCCGTCGTTCCAGTTGCTCGCGCCGTTTCCGTTCCTCCAGCAGTTCCGTTTTGTATGCCGGCTCGCTCTTGGCTTGCTGCTCTTCGAGGAACTCCTGCACCGCTTGCTTCACAATCGCTTGTACGTCTGTGTCTTCCATAACCGCCTCTTTTCCCGAGTGGGGCAAGTTGTCAAGCAAAGTGGGGGGCGGGCAATTCTGCCCGCAGCCGGTTGTCAGCCGGCTCTGGCCGCCTGAAAGGCGGCTGCGGCCAGGATCGGCCGCCCTCCGGGAGGTTCCGACGGCGCCCCACACGCCGCAAACCTTCAGCTCTGTGCCTCAATCTCCTGCGCGATCTGAGTCTTGATCTCCTGCCGCACATCCGATAAAAACTTGAAAGCCAGTTTCTTGAAGACCTGCTTTTTCAGGGTCTCCGATTCGATTCCTAGAGTAAGCAGCTTCCGCGCATCGTCCAGTTCATTGCTGAAATCGGCGATGTCGAACTCGTCTAACCCGGAAACGTCGATCGAAATGTTGTCCTGACGGGCCGCCGCGATGGCCCGGAGGATTTGCCGCATCGTCTCCTTCACCGCGTCGCCATATGCCCGCAGAACCTCTTGCGTGATGCTGAAGTCCCGCTGCTTGCTGGCGCCCGATTGGCGCTGGCTCGATGAGTCCGGTCCGGCGGCGTGGGCAATCAGATAGCACACCCTGTAAATTTCGTCTTTGAGCTGGATCAGATTGTCTGCGGCGATTTGGTATACCTTGCCTTCCGGCTCGGTCCATCCAAACCGGTCTCCCGGAGCTAGCTGGATAAAATAGGAGTCCCCCACGATCTGGTTCCACTCACGCTCCGAGTAAATTACGGGCGAAGCGAATAGTCCCATCGTCAGCGCCCAGGAGAGCGCGTTCGACTTGTTGAAGTGCTCAAGCTGCAACAGGGCCGCTTTGTTCATCAGCCAGAGTCCTTCGGTCACCCGCAATGGAAAAACTGGCACCCGGTTCTGGCCGGCCAGACCATGTGGTCCCTCGTCCACCAGCCGCACTTCCTTGTCTTTCAATTGCTGATAGACTTGATAATTCTGCCGGTCGTAGTAGATCCACCGGGTCTCGCGCGCCCAGTCGACTTCGGTAACCTTGGACTTGCGCAGCGACGAGGTCCGGATCACCGCCCAGTCCAGCCCTCCCCGGTCGTCGTGACTCCAGTTTATTAGTTCCTCCGGCGAGTAATCCACCAGATACGCTCGCGAGCGCCCGACGGCATCTTCTTCCGCCCGGTTACTGACCGGAATGCGAGATCGCGGAAAATCGACTACGATGTAACTTCGTCCGTGTACCAGCGTTTGCACGATTGCCTGGCGGAAGAAATCGGCCAGGGTAGTGCCTTTCAGGTCGCAGTCCTCCGCAAAGAGGTTATAGAAGTCTTTGGCCGCTTCGTCGCTGCCGTCTAGGACTAAGCCCGCCTCGCGCCGCATCAGCGTAGCCGCGTACCAGTCGATGATCGAACCGATATAGTTTTCGTAAAACACCCGGCTTAGCCGCTCGGCATAGATATCGTTGGGCTCCTTGTGCCGCCGGATCAGGTACTCGAAGGCGTTTTCCCGCATCGGCTCTCCGCCCGCGTACAGGTCCCTGTACTTTCTCCACATCGCCTTCTTCGCCGCGTATTCGGGATGCTCTCGGTCGATGTTTACCATCTGGTCCTCAAATTAGCCGTTCCTGGTGTTCGCCGATCGCGGGTTGGGGCCTGCATTCCTGCCACAGCAGGTAACCCAGCGCGTCCGAAAGATGGGTCCGCCGGCGGTCTTTTTCTTTGTCGATGGCATTGCTGTCCGCCAGGTACGACACCTGCTCGAAGTCCTTGATCAGTTCCTTGCACTTCGCATCCACCAGCAGCCGTATCTCTCCACTTGCCGTCCGCAGTTTTGCGTTGGTCAGGGTGATCCGTTCCCGCACGCTCGGGTTGGCCTTCGGAACCTTATAACTTACCCGCGAGCCGTAGTTCGTGCGGAAATACTCTCGCACGATCTGGTAATCCGAACCGCCGGTGGTGCGCTGGCTGTTGCCCGATGCATCGCCATAAATCACAAGGCCGCTCCGGTGGTTTGGAAAACGCTTCTTAAATTCTTCGCAGGCTTCTTGTGTACTGGCGTGCCGCAGCGCCAGTTCGTCCAGCACGAATACCGTCCTGCCTGCGATTTGCGCGACTACCGAAGACATCGGATCGACGTTAAAATCGAGCGTCCACAGGAGCGGGCAGTTCGGGTTAACCCGCAGGCTGGTAACATGATCCCGGCGGTCGAAGGCGCTGTACACAAGTCCGCCTTGCTGGCTCAGGTACTGTCCCAGCGCTTCCTGTTGATAAAAGCTTTCGTCGTAACTGCTCTTCAGTCGCTCGTAGAAGTCCGGCACTTTTTCCAGCAGGTACCGGTTCTCCTGAGGTTTCGCTATGATCGCATCGTATCCAGCGACCGGATCGGCAATGAATCTCTGATAGACCCAGTCGTAACCCTTGGGCGTCCATGCGGCAAAGCCGCAGAGCCTGTCGGCTTTCGGGTCGCGCAGCCTACCCTCCAAGCGTAACCAGCATCCCTCTGGCGAGTAAGTCAGCTCGTCGAGCCCGAACCAGGCTAGGTTGGTCCCTCGCAGGCGCTCGAAATCGTCCACCGGACGGAATATGATGCGCGATCCGGTATGCTTCATCGTCACCATGTTCTCGGCCTTGTTGTATTCGTACGGAAGCTCCTCGCTGTCCATAATTGCGAACAAGGTCGTTTGCGTGGCGTCGCGTAACATTGGATAGGTCGGTGCACCGATCAGGCCCAACCTGCCCTTGTTGTCATAGGTCAGTCTGATTGCTTCGTGGCACAGCGCCTGACTCTTTCCCGAAGCGATCGGCCCGGAAAAACCCTTGAACCGTGACCTGCATGCGTGAAATGCCTTTTGTGACGGAAGCGCATCGTAGCTTAGTTTTTGGTCGCGGCTTCCATCGTGTCCGATTCTGTCCATCGCACCCTGACTTCGCGCGGTTCGTCTGCATTCAATTCTTTCTCGACTTGCAACAGCCGCACCAGGTCCGCCAAAGCCGGTTTCAT